GGCTCGTCCAACTGCAACGGCGCCGACTGTCCGAAGCGTATTTCCTCCAGGACCTGTGTAGGCCGTTCCACCTTAGCCTCATGACCAAAAGACCTAAAGACTTCTTCCAAAGTCCCCTCCAATCGAGGCAGGCCGGGGGCCTCTACAAAGATCAAAGCGTTATCCCCATCGACGAGGATGTCTCTTTGTAGATCCGGAACGATCTCGTCCAAAGCAGCCAGGGTCATCGCCGTCATAGACAGCGAATTACCCAGCCCCGTGTTGAAATCGCCCGAGGCGCGCCCGGCAACCCTCTCAAAAGTTATGCCCATTTGTGTCTTTCCCTTATTCACGCTCTGAAAAGAGAGAAGGTGGGCTAGGAAGGGACTGGAGTTCATTCTTCTATAAGTCTGGTGTTCCAGTCGTAAGGCATCCTCGGAATGATGAGCCTCGAAAGCTGTCATGTCAACCTCAAAGGCGACACAGTTTCGGATTGCGGCCATCTTTCTTCGGATAAGATTTGCCCGTTGGGGTCCGTTCAAACCCTTCGCGACGATACGCGTTGGAGGGACTAAGCAGCGTTTCGGAGTGCGCATCCTACGATACAGCTCACCTTCAATTGGGTGGAGATACGACGCCAACAGAAGATTGTAGACAGGTCCCCTGCCCCAAATCATCCGTGGCTTGTTCTTGTCCTTACGCAAGTCGTATTTCTCCCTCTTGACAAAGGCTCGAATCTTAGCGTCACGGGGTACAAAACCCCGATCAAGGTATTCGGCCAAGGCCCGTTCGTAACGCACTCTCCAACGCCCTGTGTACTTAGCCACAATGGCCTCCAACGGCACTTCTGGGATGCGGGCGAGGCGACGCCAAATATCTTGTCTATACACCTTTCGCATCTTGGCCATGCCGTCCATCGTCGGAAGAGTGACCTCTCTTAGCATCCTCAGTCTTAGGCCAGCATACTCATTGCATATGCAGCTGCTGTGGATGCCCGGGATATAAGTTGGTCCTGAGACTGCAGGACTATACAGGGTGTAGGTGAGCTGTGGCTTCTCTTCCATGCGGCACACCCGCTGGGCCGGAACCGCGCAGGCTGCGTCTGGGTGCAGCGGTGGGAACTTGTAACCATCCCACCCGACACAGACGGACTCAAACCTAGCATGGCACCGCTAAGCGGAAGAGAACGAAGACACAAACCGGTCATCCATCGGGTCACCCAAAAGCCACTTGAACTGCGTGAGGTGGCGGAACTGGTCCCAGCCAGACATGCGACCCAACCCAGGTTTACCCTGGGCGAGCGCCTGCATGGCGGAGAACCCGAACTGAGCCAACCTCGTTCCAACCAAATGGTTGAAAGCTACCTCCTCGCGACGCACGCGGAAGGCGAGGGCCAAGCTGGGTGGCACGATGGCGGACACGGTCAAAGGGTCAAGGTCACGATCATGACACCACACCAGGGCCCGGGCCCTTGCACTAGCCAAAACCGACGTCGTCCGCTCGCGCAGAGACAGGTATGACTGTACAAAGGCCGCGAGTTCCACACAACAGCGGAACTCCTGGCCCAGGAGGGTAAAGACCACATGGTGAAGAGTTTCCTCTTCAGGGTCGTCATCACGTGACGCCTTGGCGTCCACCTTTTCGGATAAAATCCGAACGGCTTTAACTCCTTCGGGGAGGGTTGCTTTCAGCCACTCGGAAACCGTCGCTCTGGGTGAGGTCCTATCCACCAACCCACTGAGCTTGGCCTCCAACAGCCTAGTTGCTCGCCCCCTTGGACGAAGTCTGAAGGTGCCATCACCAGAGGCAAACCTTCTCCCCATATTTCGGGTGGGACGGCCCGTGAGATCGCGGCTCGGTAATTCCAACTCCGAGACCACTCCTTTCATTGTGGCTTGCGAAGGCTGAAC